GACGCAAATGCGAGGATGCTCTTTGCCTGTTCCGCACAGGCCTCCTCGGTTTCCCCGGTCAGCAGGGACACGGGGACCTTGGTCTCCTGCGAGACCTTTTCCCGGATGCCCCGTACCTTTTCAGCGGCTTTCATGCCGTCAAGCTCGGACTGGAGCGCCTGCATCTTGCTCAGCGCATCCTTGAGCTCGTCGGGCTTTGACTGGCCTTTGAGCGCAGTGAGCTCTCCCTGCGCCGCAGTCAGTTTGCCCTTGATATCCTCGAGCTCGCCCTTTGCCTTGTTGATGTCGCCGCCGTTGATGTCCATGAGCTTGTTGATTTGCTCCTCGGTGGCGTCCGGGAACAGTGCGGTAATGTCTGTGCGTTTCATGTCAAACCTTTCTCCGCTACGCTTTTTACGGGGTCGCCTCCCATGCGGTGCAGTTTTACGAGTTGCCCTCAGATTTTGAAAAAGCGCTGTGCGCTCATTTCACGTTGTATTGCTCCGCCGCAGGCTGGTTGAGTGCGATGCGCTTTGCATCCTCGCTCAGCCCCTGCCGCTCGAGCCGTGCCTTGTTCTCGGCGTAGAAAGTTCTGCGCATAGAGTTGATGCGCTCCTGTGCGCTGTTCCCCTCTGCCCCGTCATACATTGCCCGGTATACTTCGGGCTTATATCCTGCCACGTCCGTGTCTGCGTTGAACCGTACCGCAAACGTGCAGTCACAGTTCGCATGGATGTGCTCAGCGTGGCCTCCCTTTATTTGCGCCCTTGACGCCCTCTGCCAGCCGTTTGCGCCGAGGGCAATACAAAATGCACAGGTATCTCCTCTCGGTATCCACGCCCATTGAGCGCCGTCCCGGATTGCGTTCTGCATCGTGGTGTCGACGCCTGCCATTTTCACGAGCCGCCCGACTGCCCCGGAGACGATTTCGTCATTCCCGGTCTTGAGCGTGCCGACCACGGCCTGCGCCGCCTCGCTCATCGTCGCCGTTGCCGCAGGGACAGCCGGGTCGAGAACGACCCCGGAAAGTGCCGCAACTGCATCGTACATCTGAGCGCTCAGCTCCGCCGCCGCCTCGCCGTACTTTGTGGCGAGCGAAAACGCGTACTCGATGAGCTGATTTACTGCCTGTTGGTCGACTGGAGGGTGCTCTGTCAGATACCGCAGAAACCGCTGAGACGCCGTCTCAGAGACTTTTCTCAGTCCTGCGATATAGTTGTCCCATACGCTGTTGCTTATCGTCATTCAACGCCCAGCTCCTCCAGCGTGCTCAGACCACGTGCTCTCTGCTCCTGTGCTTTGATACGGCGGATGTCCGCCTTGTCAAACCCCAGCATCTCGAGGAACGTGTCCGTGTCAGCGAACGCAGGCCGTGACGTTGCTACCTTGATAGCCGCATCTGCCGTGACCGCTACGCTTGGCATGCTCGGGTTCTTGAAGTGTGCAACCACGTCCTTTTCGTCCTCGGTCAGCTCGTCCACTCGCTTGTTTTGTGCGATTGCGAGCGCCATGAGAGCGATGGTACGCAGGGCATCGCCATTCCCGACGTTGAGCTGTTCCGCCATGCCGACCAGCGTCTGCGTCTGCGCAAGGATGGCGTCGGAGCTTGTCGGGTTCGCATCGTTGACGACGCCCGTGTCCGTGACGGGCAGGCCAGTCGCCGCCGAGAACTGCGTGGCGAGGACTCGCACCATCTCCACATGCGGAGCGATTGACCCCTGCTGGAGCTGTCCGAACGTCGGTTTCTCTCCCGTCTCCGGGTTGCTCGTCGCCGCTATGATGGAGCCGACGTACTGCTTGAACTTGGCCTGTGTCAGCGCATCGTACTGGTCATCGGTCACGCCGAGAAAGTACTTCTGCGGTGCTGTCGCAAACTCCAGCCCGATGGAGGCGTTCGCAATCGTCCGGACGTACCCCTGTATCAGTCTCCGCACGGGCTCTTTGATGCGAGAGCGTCCGAACGGCTTGGTGCTCGTAGCGTTCCACACCAGCGCCTCCATGAGCGGCCTGCCCATGCGATGGGTGTACCGCTCCGTGTACCATCTCGTGTCAACGAGGCGGAAAACCAGCACGGCGTCGTCTGTGTACATGTAGACCAGCGATGGCACATCCATATCTGCGATGTGCCGCACGTCGATGATAGCCAGCCCTGCCCGGATGCGCCCAGCGTCGCCGTCCCACAGCGCCGTCGCCGTGTTGGGGGAGTGAAACCGGATTTTGCACCCGATGTCCCGGTCTGCGCTCAGCGTGGCAAACGTGCACCCGTAGAGTAGCTCGTCCCGGCAGGCTTTCATGTACTCCGCCACGAGCCTGTTATCATCAACGAGCTTGTCCAGCGCCTCCACGTCATCGCCGTTCATGCCGACGTACCCGTCAAACATCGAGCGAGCCGCCAGTACGTCGACGGCCTTTGCTCCCCATGCACAGCCGATTTCCAGCCGAGCGAGGCCGTCCGGGAGAGCGATGCCGAGGTTTACGTCAGCGAGGGAAACCTTGCCCTCGTAGTAGCGCTTTTTCTCGGCGTTCTTGCTCTGATGGTTGTTGAAGTTGCTGACGAGCTTTGCCAGCAGGCCGTACTCCTCATCTGTGAGTCCCGGGACATTCCCGGGCGTGATTGTCAAAAGCATACCGTCACCCTATCCTCATTTTTTTCCCGGGGTTGCGCTTTGCCGTCCGTGCTCCCCATAGGGCAAGCGCCGCCGCCTCGACTGGCGCCGGGTTCTCGCCACCGAACCCCCAGCCGCCGCCGATGGGTCGTTTTACTGACGTCACGGCGCTGTCTCTCAGCGCCTCCTGCCCTGCGTACCACGTCACCGTCTGCTCGTTGAGCGCATCCACGAGCGTCCCTGCCGCCGCTATGACGTCTCTCGCCGTCGGACGAACGACTGACCCTCTCATACGCCATACGCCCGAAAGTTTCTCTACGAGCACGTCAGCGCCGTTTCTGCCGTCTATGACAACGCATGCCGCTCGCTCATATCTCTCGTTGAGCCAGTCGGCGAGCCATTGCGTACCATGCCCGGTCGGTTTCCGCTCGATGAGCGATATCCGTGCCGCTCCCTTGTCCGGGATTACGGCGCCTGCGAGGATTACCTCTGCACCGTCGTTCGTGAACTTGACCCCGTATGCCGTCTTGCCCTCGGGCTTGCGCTCCTGCGATGCGCAGGCGTCCCACACAGCCGCAGGGATGACGTAGTCCATTTGATGTTCCAGTACGGGAGACCACCAGCCAAGCCGTTCCCGGGCAAACCCGTCCTTGCTCATCGTCCTCAACTCCTCCCGGGTGAAGTCCTCGGAGAGACGGATGCCGAGCGCCGGGTTCGTCATGTACCACAGCCCCGTGTCTGTCACATTGATGTCTGCGACGCTTTCCGCCGCCACGCTCCACTCGTGCCATGCGTCATGCCTGCCCGGGTCTTTCATCGACGCCGTCCTGCGCCTGCGGAAAACCTCGCCGGGGCATCCGGGGTATGGAGGCGTCCCGGTGTAAATCACCTGTCTCGTCCCCGTGCTGGATGCTGACAGCGTCGCCATGATTGCCTCGACTTGGTCATCCGTCAGCTCCTGCGCCTCGTCGTATACGACCAATGAGATGCCGTCGAACCCTCGAGCGGCCTGCCGGGACCGTGCTGAGAACTCAATCGAGCCTCCGTTGTCCAGCTCGATACATTCCTCGCCGTTGGTGTAGCGTATCGTCTTGACGATATCGGTCATCTCCGGGTGGCGCTTGTCCGTGAACATCGCCGCCAGCCTGCGGAACGATTTCTTGCTCGTCCGCACTTGATGCGCCGTGTGCAGGATTTTCTCGCCGTTGATGACCATGCCGTAGAGCTCCCGAGCCTCGAGACATACGTTCTTGCCGTTCTGCCGTGGGAGTGCGAGCCCTGCGGATGTGACGTTGTATCTCCCGGCCTCGTCTCTCCCGAGCCAGCAGTTGAGCACGCTACGTTGCCAGTCATCCAGCTCAACGCCGTATGCGCCCATGAGGAGCGCCGCATCTCCGCCGTCCGTGGTCGCACGGGTCGGCTCGACCATGACCCGTGGTTCCTGCGAGCCTCTCATGCGTGCCGCTGTCGGATGAGCGACAGCACCGTCTGCGGCTTTACATCCTCCTCGGGCTCAGCATCCGCTACGGCCTCCGCTGGCAGGGCATCGAGTATCTTGCTCATGCCCAGCATGTACGACTTCCACAGCGCCTCGTAACCCTTGTACGCCGGGTTCTCCCGGATGCCTTTTTGTCCGCCGCCGTTGTCGTAAGCGATGGCGACGTTTGATGCCTTTATCTGCTCCCGGGCATCCTCCAACTTGACGAGCATCCATGCTGTGTTTGCGACGATAGGCTGGAGCGCCCTGACTCGCTTGTCAGAGGCCCCAGCCTCGACCAATATGCCGTTTATACGCCGCTCCTCGGCCTCCGCCGCAATTTTGAGCTCCTGTACCTCCGTTTTGCTCATCCTCTCTATACCTCCCCTGCGTGGGGAGTTTACGCCTCGGGGGGAAATTGGCGCT